ACGACTCCCTAGTAGGGAGTCACCCACTTCAGTTTTAGTCGGACGACTGAAGGGCGTCCAGAACGCCTGAAAGTATCAAGACTAAGAGGGGTATTACCCCTCTTGAGGTGATATTTCAAGAGAGCATCCCAGTCTCCAATCTCATCGATTGGAGATAGAGTTGAGACAGTATAGGCCCTAACCAAAGGCCTATGCAAGTTCTCATCCTCCCTTTCAGCCACAAATGGAAGAAAGGAATGGGCGCCTACACCAGGACTACCTGGTTTGATATTGGGGTAGAAGTCAATAAGACTTCTAATCCAAGTATCAACCATGAAGGCCGTTGACCAAAGGCCCCGATCATAGATCAGGTTCCTAAAGGCAACAAGGCCCAATAGTTCTGGGACGTGCTTCCGCTGGGTTGGGAGTACTTTTCTTAGTCTAATAGGACTCACGTCCTGACCAGAATAGTACTCTTTACCACAAGACTCTCTGAACCTGCCGGTCCAAAAACTCTTGGACTTATTCACTACAAACCCAAAAGAATGTAGAGAATTCGTCACGGATACGGCATATTTACGAGGGACGATAATATCGTCTCCGTAAACGCGCACCTTCCTAGAAAAGCGGTTAATATCTTTTCTAGTGAGAGGGCGGCCCAACTCTGCCTCAATCCCCAGGAAAGTCACGGTCAGGAAGACCATGGCCTCCATAGGGAAGCAGAGCGCGGATCCCATAGACGCGAACTTGGCAAGGCGTATAACGCCATTGCCAGGTACATCAGCCTTTCGGCTTCTGCAACTGTCAACACCCTTAAGCAAATGAGGGTGATTGGCAAGCAGATGCCGTACATGCTGATTAGAGACACGGTCGGATGCTTCACTCAAGTCGAGTGTAGCGTATTCCCCGGTAAGGGAACCCTCCATAGCCAAACGCTGGTTAGGCGTTTGATCAAGGAATCCAATCATACGATTGATGGCTCTAACCCTAGGGTTAGAACCATCACTCATATTTTCGACAATGCTCTCGAGGATACCCTGTTGCATATACTGCATAGGGGTAGGCTCGATTGCAATAATTCGAGGTGTCTTTAGCGTTTTAGGAACTGAAATAACCCTCACGGGTATTTCAGAACCGGGATCAAGGAAGTTGACCTTCGCTTTGACAGTGTCAAAGTGAGAATAGGAAGGAAAGAGGTTCTCCAGAGATGGAAAAACCTCTTCTAGCCTATCGGTCCACATTTTGGACGCGTACTTCTGATTAGAAGAAACGCGTTCAGCAGTGGCACCAGGTCCATGCTTCGGCTTAACTCTCCCATAATAGACATCACTGTCGACCATGGAAAGAAGAGGAGCCAAAAGCATAGAAGAGACACGATCAAAATCTTTCCACATATGTGTAGAGATCAGATCATGACTCTGTTTAACTTCCTCATCGCACTGGACGTACTTAAACATTGTCCGTCTAACCCGCTCTGATGAGCAGGGAAGATGGATTTTGCTATAGATGAAGCATAGCTCCTGAATAGCAAAAATTGCATCAATGTTGGGTTCGTCCAGCAGGCAACCATCTACGCGACTAAACACAGTCTCTA